AGAAGAGCGGCATTAATTTCATTATTCTCCGCTGATGATGAGGAAATGATTTCTTGTAAGTCAGGAAATTGGTGGGAACAAAACGCACAAAGAGGTAGAGCTAACAACTCGGCAGTACTTCTTCGTCACAAAATCACTAAAGAATTTTTTATGGATCTTTGGAAAAGAATTGAGTTATCAGGAGCAGGTGAACCTGGCATCTACTTGTCAAACGACAAAGATTGGGGAACCAATCCATGTTGTGAGATCGCACTTAGACCTAATCAATTCTGTAACTTATGTGAGGTAAATGCGTCTGACATTGAATCACAAGAAGATTTTGAGGAAAGAGTTAAAGGGGCAGCGTTCATCGGAACATTACAAGCGGGTTACACTGACTTCCATTACTTAAGAGATGTATGGAAAAGAACAACTGAGAAAGACGCACTTATTGGTGTTGGAATGACAGGAATTGGTTCAGGTGTCGTTTTAGGATATGATATGAAATCAGCAGCTGAAATGGTTAAACTTGAAAACGAAAGAGTTGCAAAACTTATAGGTATTAACAAATCGGCAAGGTCAACAACCGTTAAACCATCAGGAACATCATCATTGGTGTTGGGAACTTCTTCAGGTATCCACGCATGGCACAATGACTTTTACTTAAGAAGAATTCGTGTTGGTAAAAACGAAGCAATCTATTCTTATTTGGCAATTAACCATCCTGAGTTAGTAGAAGATGAGTTCTTCCGTCCTCACGATACGGCAGTTATATCAATCCCACAAAAATCACCAATAGGATCAATCCTTAGACACGAATCCGTATTCCAAATGCTGGAACGTGTTAAGAAGGTATCACAAGAGTGGGTTAGAAATGGACATAGAACGGGTCAAAACACACATAACGTATCTGCAACGGTTTCAATTAAAGAAGACGAGTGGGACTTGGTAGGTGATTGGATGTGGAACAATAGAAAATTCTATAATGGTTTATCAGTGTTACCATATAATGGAGGAACTTACACTCAAGCACCATTTGAGGATTGTACTGAAGAAGATTTTAACAAATTGTTAAGCGCATTGGAAGATGTGGATCTTACAAAAGTAATTGAATTACAGGACAATACAGACTTAAGAGGTGAAGTTGCGTGTGGAGCTAATGGATGTGAAATTTCTTAAATAAAATGAACATAGGAGCATCTAAAGATTGGGTACAACAGTTGTATGTTAGAGAATTTGGCCCAAAATTACAACCGAACGATTTCTACTATAATAATCAAGGTAGGATTGTTATGACCGAAGACTATCATAAACGTAGGGGTAGTTGTTGCGGAAGCAAGTGTTTACATTGTCCATATGAACCCAATTGGGAAAAAGGGAGTAAAACGTTAAAGGAATCACGACTTAGGTTGTGATTTTTTATTTTATATGTATTTATTCAAAACACATAGATACTATATTTATAAGATATGGCAAATGGAATTACATATGGGGTAAATTTTCCTTTTAGGGAATCTTACGTTGGTAAATATTTAGATATTTCTGATACAACTGAAGAAGAAGTAAGAAGTAATTTAATTCATTTATTGCTAACTAGAAAAGGGTATAGATATTATCTTCCTGATTTTGGAACAAGATTGTATGAATATATTTTTGAACCTCTTGATGGACCTACATTTAGTGAAATTGAAGGTGAAATTAGGGATTCTGTTGAAAAATATATGCCTGGTGTACAGATAACAAATATTTCAATAACCGATGCTTCTTTAGGTGAGGAAAATAAGGGTACTTTTATTAATCCTGATGGAGAAAGAGAATTTAAAGTACAAGGTATAAGCGACAAAGAACATACCGCAAAAATTAAAATAGATTATAAAGTCACAAATCAAGCTTTTGAAAGTAGTGATTTTGTTATTATCAATATTTAATAGTATATGGCTGAGAAAAAAATATCATACACAACTAGAGATTTCCAAGGAATAAGAACTGAGTTAATTAACTTTACCCGTACTTATTATCCTGATTTAGTACAGAACTTTAACGATGCTGGAGTTTTCTCAGTAATGTTAGATTTAAATGCTGCCGTTACAGATAACCTACAATTTAACATTGATAGGAGTATTCAAGAAACGGTATTACAATTTGCTCAACAAAAATCTTCAGTTTATAATATCGCTAAGACTTACGGGTTAAAAATTCCGGGTCAAAGACCTTCGGTGGCATTAGTAGATTTCTCAATAACGGTTCCCGCATTTGGTGATAGAGAAGATTTAAGATATTGTGGTATTCTAAGGAGAGGATCCCAAGTAAGTGGTGCCGGTCAACCATTTGAAACTGTTTACGATATTGATTTTGCCTCGGCAATAAATTCTGAAGGAACATTAAATAGATTAAAGATACCTAACTTTGATGCTAATGGTAAAATATTAAATTATAACATTGTAAAAAGGGAAGTTGTTGTAAACGGGTTTACAAAAGTATTCAAACGAGTTATTACACCAAATGATGTAAAACCATTCTTTGAATTATTCTTACCTGAAAAAAATGTTTTAGGTATAACAAGTGTCCTTTTAAAAGATGGAACTCAATTTAATACAATTCCAAATCCACAGGACTTTTTAGGGTTAAACGATAGATGGTATGAAGTTAAGGCACTTGCTGAAGACAGAGTATTCATTGAAGACCCAACTAAGGCTTCTGATCAACCTGGTACTAAGGTTGGTAAATATATTTTAACTAACACTAAATTTACATCTGAGTATACACCTGAAGGTTATTTAAAAATGACATTTGGTGGTGGTAATGTTTCTGCTGAAGAACAACTTAGAGATTTTGCAAGATCAGGTAAAGGATTTGATTTAAATAAATATTCTAACAATTTAGCTTTAGGTGCAGCTCTTAAGTCAAACACAACATTGTTTATACAATATAGGGTTGGTGGTGGACAAGCAACTAATTTAGGTGTTAATGTAATCAATCAAATTGGTACTGTTTCATTCTTTGTTAATGGTCCATCGGAAAGTATTAACAGGTCTGTTATTAATACATTGAAATGTAATAACGTTACTGCGGCAATTGGAGGGGCAAATGCACCAACACTTGAAGAAGTAAGAAATATGGTATCCTATAACTTCTCAGCACAAAACAGAGCGGTTACAATAAATGACTACGAATCAATTATTAGAACAATGCCTTCTCAGTTCGGAGCACCAGCAAAAGTTGCAATTACGGAAGAGAATAATATGATAAAGATAAAAATGTTATCTTACGACACAAGTGGTAATTTAACTGATACGGTTTCTAATACATTAAAAAGTAATGTTGCAAACTACCTATCAAATTATAGGATGATTAATGATTACATTTCAATAGAAAGTGCAAACCCAATTGATTTAGCGGTTAATGTTGATGTTGTATTAGATGCTAGTCAAAATCAAGGTGCGGTCGTATCTAAAATAATTGATATTATTTCAACATACTTTAGTCCTACAACAAGACAATTAGGTCAAAATGTTGTGGTATCTGAATTGAGAAGATTAATCCAAGCGGAAAACGGAATAATAAGTATTTCTGATATGGAATTTTTTAATAAAGTTGGGGGACAATACTCGTCAAATCAAACATCTCAAAAATATTCAAATCCAGCAACTAAACAAATTCAATTAATTGCAGATACAATTTTTGCTGAACCTACTCAAATATATCAAATTAGATTTCCTAACAAAGATATCAATGTTAGGGTCATCAATTTAAGTACGGTTAATTTTTCCTAATAATTTATTTTTTTTTAATTAGAACTATTTTTTGAAAATAGGAAATAAACTATTTATCAAAAAAGACTTTAATGCCAAAATCATATAGAATAAGGACTCAAGTAGGGGTTGACAAATACATCAATGTAAAATTAGACCAAGATTTTGATTTTTTAGAGATCCTATCTTTAAAAATAAATCAATCAGACCTTTATACAAAGGTGTGTTCTGACTATGGGGTTGTAGTCGGTAGAGTTGTTGTAAATGGTGGTTTTGGGTTACCAAACGCTAAAGTTTCTATATTCATACCTCTTGCGCCTGAAGATGAATTAAATCCCACAATATCTGAATTATATCCATATAAAACATTATCAGATAATAATGAGTTAGGGTATAGATACAATTTATTACCTCATGACCCATCATATAGTGTTCATTCCGCAACAGGGACATTTCCAAATAGGGAAGAAGTTTTAATAGACCAAACATATATTGAGGTTTATGACAAATATTACAAATATACCGTAAAAACAAATGATAGTGGTGACTATATGATTTTTGGAGTTCCAATTGGAACTCAAACCGTTTTTATGGATGTTGATTTATCGGATATTGGATGTTTTTCATTAACACCACAAGATTTAATTAATGCGGGTCAAGCTACTCAAACACAAGTTAACGGAGCAAAATTCAAATCTTCATCAAATTTAAATGAATTACCACAGATAAAAACAGTAAATAAAAATGTTGATATATCACCTCTTTGGGGTCAAGAAGACATTTGCCAAATAGGTATTACAAGAGTTGATTTTGATTTAACTAATGAAGCAAACGTAACAATTAATCCTACCGCTATTTTTATTGGATCTCTTATTTCTACAACCAATGAAGATTCGCTTAAAACAAATTGTAAACCAAAAAATAATACAGGAAATTTATGTGAATTAACTTCTGGTCCTGGCCAAATATTATCTATTAGACAAACAATATACCCTGATAAAATTAATTTACCAATCCTTGAAGAGTATAAGTTTGAACAAGATGGTAAAATAATAGATGGTGACGGATCATTTTTGGCAAACGTACCAATGAATTTGGATTATATAATAACTAATGAATTTGGGGAACAAATTATATCAAATGACCCAACAAAAGGAATACCAACAAAAGGTAAATATCGTTTTAAATTCAAATGGAATAATGAGGGTGGACTACAAAATGATTTTCAAAGAGCAAATTTTTTAGTTCCAAATATTAAAGAATATGGTTGGACAAACAGTGGTACAGACCCGTTTGATCCAGCTTCAGCAGTTTCAACAATATTTAATACCACCGCTGGTAATATTACAAGTGATCCCTTACCTCCATTTACTGAAGGCGGGTTACTATTTAATGGGAAGACTAATTCCGATACTTTTACCGTTTATGTTAACGGACTACCATATTATGGAGATACTATGGTTATACCTGTTAATGTTGGTGATTTAATATCAATAGATTCAAATCCTGTTGATAATACACAACCACAACAATTTGACTTCACATTCTTTCCACAAGGTTATTTTGATTTATTAAGATCATATAGTTTTAGTTTAGATTGGGATGATTACGTTGATCCTATATCTGCAATTAATTGTGAAGATACGTTCTATGAAATGAATTACAATAAAGTTTATACAACGGCAATGTTTCTTGACAGATACAAAAATGGAGTTGGTAGAGCAAAACATTTAGGGATTAAAGAAATTGATAACAGAAGTTGTAAGTCAGAAGTTAATACATTTCCATCTAACGACATTATTAAAAATTTTGATACTATATTTTTTATTTTTAATGTTTTTATGACTATTCTGGCATACCCATTAATAGTATTATTATTTGTTGCCCACTTTATAGCGTGGGCTTGGCCTGTATTAAAGTACTTATTAATCGTTTTAGGGGTATATTTTCTTTATGATGCAATATCAGAAATGATTGACTGGATTAACTCATTAGCAGAGAATTTTGCATTTGCAGTTCCAGGTGGACCTATAATTAATGCGGGTTTAATTTTAAAAATTATTGCAAAGGGAATATCGTTTTTATTTAGAATGGCATTGGCATCCGCTTTTATTTATTTTACAATAAAATATCTTCTTAAAATAAAAAATTTCCCAAGAATAGGGTTACCTATGATGTCTTATCCTGAATGTACAAGTTGTGATTGTGATTGTGGTTTTGCAACATTAGAAGATGATATTGATCAAAATTCAGTTAATGAAGACATTGAATCACAACAAGCAAATAATGGTGTTATACCTATTGGGCAAGCTAATACATTTTTAGCTCCGGTTAATATGCCAAGTTCATATAACGTTAAACATCCTAATAGTGAAAACAATTCTAGTGAGGATCTAAATTCTTTTCAAAGTGGACCTTTTTGGGCTGGACCTTGTCTTCCTGAAACTACTGATTTTTGTTTTAATTGTGGTATACCATCATTAATTACTTCTGCAATGCAACAAAATATTACAGGTGAAATTGCAGCAAGAGGGATTCTTGACTACGCTAGACTTTTTTCTGGTTATGATATATTAAATTCATCGGGAACGGTGAACGTTGATAAAATATATGGGGATGAATTTTCTTTGTATCATGCTCCACAACCATTTTTATTTGCGGCATGGAGGGAATCTCCATTTGAAATACCATCAAATGATCGAAGAAATTGGGCTTTTCCTAAAACAGTAACTTTTCCTCAACGATTAAATGAATTTAACACAAGAGACAAATATTTTGATTTTTATGGTGGAGCAAATAGAATAAAAACTTTTGTTAACCCATCTTTAAATTCTGATGAATTTTTTGAAGATCAAATAATAGTTCTTTTGGCAAATACAGGTACTAAAAATCAAATGGCCTCAGGTAAACCAATTAGTTTTAATAACCCAAGAAATTCTAATGGAAATGTTAATATTACGGGGGCAACATTAAATCAATTAGGTAATCACTCAATTACAGGTACAACAACAACAGGTCAAACAATAATAACAGTTACTTATGCAAATCCCTCAGATATTAATAACATAATAGGTATTCCCAAATCTTTTATAATTACCCAACCTGCAATTTCAAATATTACTTCATCAACTATTAACGATGAAGTTGCAAATTTACAATACACTACAGATATAGAGTATTATCAGATGATAACAGGTATGTCTGTTTCTGATTTTATTTATATGAGTGGAACTGATCCGAATACTTTCCCAACTAGTTTTTTAAAACATAATATTAAGTTTGCCTATTGTTGTGATGGTGGTTATGGTACTTATGATGCTGGAGAATCTTTAACTCAAATGACTAACTATGATGATTTTGAAATTATTATTTTAAATAGGGGTGTGGATGTTCATACCGCAAAACAAAATATAAAATACGATTTATCAAAAATATTTGGTAAGTCATATGGTAATATTATAACACCTGAGGGAGATTATTATTTAAATATACCAATACAACCAATAGGATCAAGACCTATATCACACAACACTACAACTAACAGCCCTCCACCACTTGCATTGCCTAAACTTTATTTTCCTTCATATAATTTTAATATAGGACCTGCGGATGGACCTAACCTTAACTATACTTCGTTTATTTCAACTAATCCTTATTATTATTTATCAACAGATGATCTTCTCCTTGCCAATTACACACCTGTACCTGGTTGGCAATATTTAACTACTTTAACAATAAATAGCATACCATCAAAAAAGTTAATATTAACGTATAATACCTTTACTATACCATCATATATAGCTCTTCCTAATTATTCTCCATATATTGGAGGTGGTACGTTTATAGCAAAAAAATTAAATACTTCTAATCCTTGTTTTCAAGCATATAATATTTGGACTAACGATAATTATGCATATAATAGTTATACCCCTGATGCTAATGGTAAAAATCAATTGGGTTATGTACCAAGCAATAGATTATCGGCACTATATTCTCCAGCATATTATAGATATACATTACCTGGTGTTAATTTTAATGATAGGAGTAAAATCGTTATGAGAAGTGACCGATTACCAACATCTACAAAAACTGAAAATGGTGCAGAAATGACACCAGGAGTTCCATCAAAAACAGGTTTTGCGATGCATCAAAATAATAATTTTAGATATTATTTTAGCGATTTTGATGAATCGGCACCTACAATAGGGCTTACTACAAGTGAAATAAGTGGAGAAGGATTTGATAGTCCCACACAAACTTTTGATTGTGATACTATGGTATCATTACAATGTTATCAGGGATCTGGTAATGATGTATCTATTATACCCCCAAATCAATGTGTTGTTCCAGAAGATAGAGTTAAAGGCGGGTGTTATTGTCTATTAAATAAAAAATATATAACTGAGTATAGTGATGATGTAGATTTATTTTTAGAATGGAAAACAAGATTTACAATTACCTTTGCCGCTTGTCGTGGTGTGTTTGCACAAGTTTTCCAAAACAATTGGATAAATGGAGTATTATATATGTACTCATTTAATAAAACCACAACATATGCTCCCTTGTCTACTATACCAACATATAATTATTGTGATGATGTTATTGTTTTTAATGAATTAACTAATAGTTTCTATTATAGGTCTTCACCATGGAAACAAAGTACACAACAATTCATTGGGAAAAACAAACCTTCGTATAATTCATTATGGCCAGCGTCTATAATAAATGGTTATCCTGGATTAGGATATAATGAAAAACAAATCCAATTCCCAACAACAATTGCGGATTTAGGACCTAGAGATGAGTTTATTACTGAGATATGTAATAATTCAAATTTTAATGGTTATATGGTTGATCAAGTTAAATCTACTTCTTATCAAGATACATCAGATATAATCCAAATTGGATTTTTATCTAGATTATTAAATGATACATTTAGACAGGCAATATTACCTATAACAACAGGTGGGGGTAGTAGTGAAGGTAAAGGTATTATCCAATTCTTTAATAGTACAAGAAAGGCGGATAGAATAGATGGTGATTTTGCTCAAGCATTATCAATAAACTCTGAATGGAAAATTAACCCATTTATTTTTGAAAATTATCCTAATAATAACTCTATATATTTTGGTAGTGATAACCAATCACCAGCAAGACCCGTATTTGGAATATTCTTTGAAACTCCGGTTGATGAATATAAATATAGAAGAAGGTTTACTCCGGGATATGAAACATATAGTCAATCACCATTAATAGAAGATTTTTATGGTTTTCCAAAAACACAAGACGT